GGATGTACCAGTACCTGTTGAGATAATGGTGTTGTCCTGAGTAATTGCAGTGTTATTTGTTGGATCATCTGGCTGTCCGAATACAACTAGAACGTTTTCTAGTGTGCCTTCTGACATTTCTGTTGCGATCATAACCTCCATCGCTGACTTGAACAGCTTAGCTGTATCAAGCAACTGGTCTACGGTTACTGAATCATATGTTGGATTATATGTAATCTGAAGACCGTTGTTGGTAAATCCTACGTTTCTGTAGTAAAATGTGCCAGAATCTTTTGCGTTAAGTGTAGTTGTATAGGATTCTCCTGTTACAAATGCGCTTGCGTTTGTTGTTCCTGGCTCTGAATTCTCATATGTTGCATATCCTGCTGTTGTTGAATCGATATTCGAAATAAACAATGGGGATGCACCTACGAGAATGTTTTTAGCATTACCTGCGTTTTGTGCCATGTTTTTATTTCCACCTCCTGGAATTCGTGGTATTTAATTTTTAAAAAAATCTAGCTGGCTAGGCTTCTTTCCTCTTATCCAATTTTAGGCTATAAAGGGTCAAAAGGCAAACCCTAGAGGAATCTGCCTACTGAGTCCAAGATTCTTGAATATTTGATTTCAAGTATTACGTCTGTAGAGAAAAATCCCTGAAGCTCCTCAGAAGGAGCGGTAGGGGATATATCTGCCAAGAATATGGCATGGAATTTAAATTTGTCTGATAGTCCAGACCAATAATTGACATCTCTGGCTGACTCATCCATACGTCTAAATTGATCTGTCATAAAGTTCCTAATCTCATTTATCTCAGCAAAGTCTGTTGAATATATGGTAAATAGGATCTGCTCGCAGCATATCATCCAGTTATCTTCATAGGACATGCCTATCTTGTCGTATACTATATGCTTCTTCCCGCTCAAAAATTGATTCATTTCAGCGGTTTGCTGCACAGGAACAATTGGGATCACATTCTCATTTAAATTATCTGACCAATAATCATCTTCATCAAATATTTTACGAGTCTTTAATTCGTTCCATAAGAACTTACGCAGTTCTAGCATGGCATCTAATTTATAATTGGCTGTCATAATACTCCTCCAAATGACTGTGCTAGGGCTGCATCTGCTTGGCTTCTAATAGCGTTTGGGCTAAATGAAAATTGTATTCTTTTAATATTTGTAGGAATGCTCAAAGCTTTAGCCATTCCAGCGTTAAATATTCTTTGAAAGCCAGATTTACGAATTGATAGTCCAACTAAATTGCTGCTAAAGAATCTTCCATGTGCAAGCGTAAATTGATTTGTTGCTGCTGTTCCACCTGGGCGTCTTACTTTAACAGATTGACCTTTAGGCATAAATACTGTTTCTCCGTCTATTTCAAAAACTAATCTTTCTGCATATTTCGGAGAAATAACTAATGGAGTTCCCGCCTCCATAATTGAGGCTTTGTCTACGAATACGTGTCTGCGTCTAGATTGACCACTTGCTGGCACAAAAGATTTAGATGGCTTGAACTGATAACCTAATTTAAATGACAATCCTTCTTGAGAAAGTAATTTTAAATCAAATAATCTAGCTGTTTTATTACCAACCTTTTTCCATTCATACACATGGTGCAGTGATTTAGGACGACTGCGGGCAAGAGCATCTATATACTCTCCAAAGTCCTTATCTATTTGAGCAAATATAACTGATGAAAATTTAGATTGGAATGCTTTATTTGTAGTAAGTTTAGATATTACTTGTGCGTTGTAATACATATATGCCGATATCTGAGCAACTGTAGAATCTTTTAGCATGGCATTATTTCTATTGCCCACCATTAATCTCTCTAGTCCGCTAGCAGCTTGGACTAACATTACACTATTGTCCAATTTGCTGATTCTCCGATCTCTTCATAGATGAGTTATACGCAATAACTGTTCCAAATGGATCCGTAACTGGAGTTACTCCAACTACTTCAAATACAGTTGGTGTCTCTGTTGGGAAATTTATTTCTGCCCATATGACATTTCCAGACTTATCTCTTATATTTGTAACCTTCTCACGCATGGTAAGTTTGTCTGAAGTACGAACTTGAATTATTTGATCGTTCATATACTTATTGCTAAACACCTGCTTATCACTAGAGCGTGTTGTTGCAGAGTTACTAATTACACCTTTTGCATGGCAATCAACAGTTCTATGATAATTCCATTCACGCTTAATTGCGCCTGTATCAGGGTCTTGAATTTCAGATTGTCTATAGACATCCAACTGCATAGACAAGACGGAGTCTATGAGATCAAACATTAGATTATCTCTACCTTGCTAACCATTACATAATTAGCAAGCAATCTGTCTGCATAGGCATTGCCTGTTCCAGAATATGCTTCTGATGTATATTCGAAATCCCAGTCAAATGTAGATATATTCTTTATGTACTTATTTCGCCATACTGTATCCTTAGCAAAATAGTCCTTCATTAGTTCGACTGCCGCCAACTCTACTTCATCTGGAACCTTTTCCCATCCAAAACGTCCCTGAATTTTATACGGCACATTTGATTTAAATACTCCGCTATAGTCATATATAGATGGAGGAATCATTCCATTTGCAGTATATACAGTATTATCAACTATGCTAGATCTATCTATTCTAATTCCGTATCCACTTTCTGCAATAATTACATTGTAGCTTAGATTTGAAATACCTTCAATATTATCAATTAGCAAATCATCATTAGCATAGAGCTCATGAAGCTCGTGTATCTTTGCTGGAAGTGGAAGAACATCTGAACCATATCCATATATTACATATAGATCATCATATAAATAGAAATTCTGTCCAGTATATTGCTCTATTTGCTTACGAGCATATTTTTCTGCCCTGACTAATTCTTTATAAGACTTGTAATTTGGATCAGAAGAATCTGTGCTAAATCCCAAATCCTGGACATGGTTAAAGTCTACATATGGTGTTACGACATATACTTCGTCAGATCTTGTTACTGCCGTTCCGCCAACGTTATATTCCCATTGAAGGCGCAAAGTCCTGTTCCTATTTGTATATTGATATGGAATATACACTACATAGGTCCCTGGGTTATTTTCGTCTGCTACTGAATATAGTGTAGCCAATACAGTAGACGGATTTAATGTTGGAGAAATAGCAGGATCATTTGTAACATCAAACAACTTTACTATAGGTAAAGAGTCTGCTGTGGTTATATCTCCATTCCAAAAAACCTGATGTGTTACTGGAGATTGTGAATTAAGTAATATCTCTGCCATTTCAAAGGCTTAGATTAGTGGTAGAATTCCTGAACCTCTTTAGGGGTTGCTAATCTGAAACCTTCCTCCTTATCAAAAATTTCTTGAGCAGTATCTTTGTCCATAGCGACATAAGGATGCTCTTTTGTAAATGTAAAGCCATGTGTTTGATAACTATAATTCTGACGTTCCATTTTTACTAGAACTGCGTCTTCTGCATTCTTCTTCTTTGTGTCTGGCTTTACTGGTGTTTCAATAGCCATATCTTCTTCCTCTTCTAGGCTCTGTACGGTCTTTTGGTATACCGACCAAGTTACTCCCTCTTCTGAGAGTGCTGCAATAATATCAGTTTTATTCTTTAAGCCTTCAATTTCTACCCCGAAATCTTCAGCTATCTTTTTTAGTTCTGCTATTTTTAATGTCTCAAATGACATATATACTCCTTGCTCTAAGTAATTCAATTATAGCATTGTTAAATTAAAAGGAAAAGCCCCCAAAATTTAATTTAGGGGCTTTTCAGCGGATCTAAATCCTATAAATTAGGAAGCGACCTTAACGTTCTTTACAACAACCCAGCAGTCTGCCTGCTCGATTTGTGTGCCAACACGGGTAAACATTGTATATTCAATGCTATCCTTCTTTGGCCAGAAGAAGCGGTAAACAGTAACGTCACGCTTGATTCCAATAACTACGTTATTTGGGAATGTCAAGTGGATGTCGCCGTGTGAACCAGCTGCTCCAGAGTAATCTCCAGTTTGTGTTTCAGGAAGAAGTGGCACTTCAACAATCGGAATACCGAATGCGAATGGTGCTACGAATCCTGCTGGACCACCAAGGGCTACTTGCTGTCCACGGATAACGCTTGAAGCGATATCTTCTGGATTTGCTGTACCAGCAGTGATGCTGTTCTTGTACAAGAAATCCTGGATTAGGTTTGAACCTGCAAGGAAGCGAAGGTCATTACGACGTTGCTTGTACTTACGAGGCATAGCCTTAAGTGCTGAATTGAATACTGCACGAGAAACTTCTGCGCCTGCTGCGTCAACAACACGACCAGATGTCTTAGCCTTCTTTACTACACCGTTAAATGCAGTTAGGAAAGTTGTTCCACTAGCTGTATCTCCATTGAGAACTAGGTCTTCAATGTCGTTACCTGCCTGTGTTGCCATCATACGTGCAATATGATCTTCAAGATCTGCACCTTCGATGTTATCTTCAAGAGATTCTGTTGAAAGCTCCCAATCCAAGCGAAGCTTCTTTGTTGTAAGAGAGATCTTGGAGAATGTTACTGCTGCGTTTGAGCCAGTATTGTCTCCTTCAGTAGCAAGAGTCATAAGTCTCTCGCCAACTGACATACGATCAATCTCAGTTGTATCTGCTCTCATTCGGACAGTACGTGCGACCTTACCAATTACGGTAGCGTCGAACATGTAGTCTAGGAAGCGAGCTGATTGTTCTGGATTAAGCAAACCGCCATTTCCGTTTTCGGAAGCACGGTGTACACCTGTTCCACCAGTTGTGGATGCAAATGTAGCTGTAGCAGTTGTACCTGCTGCAATTGCTTTTTCTAATGTTTCATTGCTCATTGTTTTATTTTCACCTACCTTTTTTAGTTAAAGAGTTCGTTTACGGAACCGAGGAAAGAACCGTTCCATTTTGATTTCTTTATTGTTACTTCCTGAGACCCGCCAAGGTCCGAGGACTTCTTAATTGCAGTCTCTGATTCGACTGCGTCAACACGCTTCTCGACTGTGTCGATGGTGTTCTTGATATCTTCTACAGCCTTTGAAAGTGCTGCATGCTGATCTGCCAATTCTGAAATACGAGTATCTACGCTCTTGCTGAATGTTTCAACAGTCTCTTTGATTGTTGTAACCTGCGCTGCGTTTGCCTCAGATGCCTTTGCAAGCGTATCTGAGAAGAATCCCTTAAGATCACCGAGCATCTTTGCAAAATCAGGTTCATCAACCATAACTTCTGATACGTCGGCTGCTTTTTCCAGAGTTTCGGCAGGAGCGTCTTCTGCTGCTGCAACTTCTGCAGGAGCTTCAGCTGGTGCTGCTTCGGCAGGAGCCTCAGCGGCAGGTGCTGTCTCTTCTACTGCTACAGGAGTCTCTTCGACTGCTGCAACTGTTTCTGTGTTTTCTGACACTTCATTACCTCCTTCTGCGTTTGCCTGTTTTGCGATTGTGTTTGTATCAGGCAACGGTAATCTTGACTTCTTGAATGAAGCAAGAATTTTATCTATTTCTTTAGCCTTGTTTGTGTCGTTTGACTCAACCCAACCAATTAGTGTGGCTGGATTTCCTGTAACTGGAGAATTATATGAGGACTCTGTAGAAATGAATATTGAGTCTGAATCCTCACAATAAAAAATGTTCTCTGTTACAACGTCTGCCGCCATACCCTTAAAAATAAGTTGGCCATTCATTTTCTGAATGGACAAGATATTGCAAAGTTCATTTGCTGGGGAATCTACAACAGACAATTCTATTAATGCATATTCTTTAATAAATCTTACTGGCTTACCTGTAGACTTATTAACTTCGTTTTCTGAGTCTACAATCTTTCCGCCAATTGAAAAACCTTGTAGTGTGCCGTCAAGAATTTTTTCCCAAGTATCTTGTGCACCCTTTGAGATGTATGCGTCTACATATACACCGTTATAAAACTCGCCGCTCTTTGGATCATAAAATGTTTCTGGTTTAAATGAAACCATTTTGCCAACAGCATTTGAACCGTGCATTTCACGAATGTTTCCACGGAAAGATTCGAATGCCTTCAATGAT